TTTTAAGCTTTGTTTTTAAGCATTGTAATTTTATTGCTAAAGACCTATCATTCTTTGAAAATCACGGCAGGATGTTTTTCCGTGTTCCTACCATAGACGAAACAAATAAAATAATTGTAAAAGACAAAAAAGACGAAGCTAAGTTAGACAAAGCACTTGCAATGGTGACACCAAAAAACAAAAGATTTATGGAAGTCAGGAGATTTGTTGAAATAGATCCGTCAAAGTTTACTAATGTCTAAATTGCTGCTTGCTGGCAAATCCCAAACTGCTTTCCGTTCTTGACCTTTCCGCTGTGCAAATCTCTTTGCATCACAATTTCCGCATACATGGAAGACATTATTGTTTATCCTACTAGGATCCATCTTGCCTCTTTGGCGTGTAAAAACTTCATTACAACAATCACAGCGCATGACAAGGATTGTTGCTTGTCTATGATATGTATGTTCTAATCCTGTTTTCGATTTCCTTATAAATTTGTTTTTTATAGTACGTTGCTCTATAAACATATAAGTATTTACTACATTAAGATTACAAAATTAACACATAAATATATTCATAAGAGGTAAACATGTCATTTGTTATAATCACAGATAAAGCAAAAGAAAAAATCAATCAATTGTGCCAAGAAAATAATGTCTATGCCATCACCTTAAATTTAAAAGGCGGTGGATGTGCAGGCTATCAATATGACTGGGGAGTTACGGATACTCCGACAAAACATGACGAAGTAATCAGCACAGGAGATGGAAATTTAGCAATAGGTAAAAAAAGTATGCTATTTTTGATGGGTACCGAAATAGATTATATAACAAGCATCGTAGGATCTAATTTTGACATACGCAACCCAAATGCGAAATCCAGTTGTGGATGCGGTACAAGTGTAAGCTTTGATGTAAGCACATTACCTAAAGCAGAAAAACCAGTTTTTACGCCAACCTGGTAAACTATAGGAGTTATTTGAATGGCTAGACAAGAAGTTAACATAGGTGTAGAAGGAAATGACGGCACCGGTGATAGTATTAGACAATCATTTAGAAAAGTAAATGAGAATTTTGTAGAACTTTATGCAGTTTTTGGTTTAGGAGGAAGAATAGAATTTACCACACTTAGCGATACTCCTGACGTTCTAACTCCTCACAGTATACCATTAGTTAATGCTGCAGGCGATTTTATAAGTTTAGTAGAACTAGCTACTGACGATTCTGGATCTATTGAATTTGAATTTGTAGACGGGGTAGGTGATACACCGGGACAACTAGTTATTAAGGCAGGATTCAGTAGAGTTGCTGACGATACAACACCAAAATTATCGGGAGGTTTATATGCTGGTAATCATATTATAGCTGGTAACTATGTTCCTACCAGCAATGATGATCCTGCATTAGAATTGTTAAATATCACAAACGATACGAATCTAACTGTTGATAATGTTGTAATTAATAAACAATATGCAGATTTAAAATATGTAACTACTGGATCTCCTATTCCTATACCTAATGAACCGACAGGAATAGGGCATTATACTTGGGAAATTTTTGATTACATATCGACCCCAGGACCTTTTTATAGTAGTTTATATATATTAGCTAGGAGAGATCCTTACACGCAAGAAACTATCGTTGACGGTCATGGATTAGATACTTCTTATAACGGTAAAGAGATTACTTTTACTGCAGAATTTACTATACCAAATCAACTTATTGATCCTACAACTGTAACACCGGGAAATCCTAACGGAAATATTTACAGTCCATTATATATACGTGTTATTAGCCCCCAGCATATTTGGTTATTTACTAATAAAGATGATGCTACAAATCAGGATCCTGACCAGGCTATGCTAACAAGATTAGACATTAGTGCTGCAAGTATATCTGACAATGATACTCATTCTATAACCCTTGCAGATCTAGATATTACATTAGCAGGCAATTTTTTAGCAAATCAAGCTGTGCCAAGAAAATCTCTTGTATTAAGAGACGGCGATACAATGACAGGAAAATTATTCCTATCAGATCATCCTGGAGATTTAGCAGGAAGTGGTACCCCTAATGGGGAAGAAGATTTACAAGCTGCAACTAAGCTCTATGTTGATCAAGGAGCAGCTCATAGTTCACCGGAAGTGCTATTTGTTAGCACCACGGGTAATGATAGTATGATAGGTGTTCCGCCTGGCAAAGAAGGTACGGCAGATGCATATGCATTTAGAACTATAGGTGCAGCGGCTGCAAGGGCCGATGAACTAGTTAGAACTGCAGAAGCTACCCTTGGTCCTTATTTACAAACAGTTACCTATACTGATAATAACGAAGTGAAAAATTCAAACGTATTAGATTTTTTCATCGACGGAGGTACAGAAAACGGTGGCTTTAATTATTCCCCAAGAGTATTATTAGAAGAAAATAGAAAATATATACAAAAAGAAACTATCGCATGGATTAACAAAACTTATCCAGATTTTGTTTATGATTTATCTTATTGTGAAAGAGATTTAGGATTAATAATAGATGCTATAAGATTTGATATTTTAAGAGGCTTAAATGCAAATACACTTACTAAGCAAGCTGGTGAACGTTACTACAGCTCAGTAAGTGGTAGGCGAGCTATTACAAGCCAATTATCTCAGACTGTTGCAGCCTTAAATTTTGCTTCTAATCTAAGTTTAGATGTACTTAACCAACAGTTATCAAATAGAGTAACTATTTTAAGTATTTCTATAGGAAATCCTACTATTGTAACACTCAGTGCTCAACTAGACTCTGCTTATCAAGATGGAGATCTAATTACATTTAAAGGTATTCCTGAAATACAAGATATGTCATTATTAAACGGACAAAATTTTTATATTAACATTAATAATGATAGTGGTACAATTTTATATCTATATACAGACCCAGAGTTACTTATCCCATACAATACAATAGGTGTAGTAGATACCGCTTATAGCAATATATCAGATCCTGCATTTTTTGGCAAAATTTACCAAACAATAGAAGAACAAAAATTTAATGATACACTAGCAGATGTTACCCAAGCCCAATTAAGTTCAGTTACGTCAAAATGGGACATTGTAGAGACAATTATTTCAGAGGGCATTGATTCTATTAATTTACCTGATATAAATTATGGCTCAATTTATAAACTAGTACTATCTAATAACAACATTGGTTATCTAAATCAAACTGCTGACAATAATCCAGATGCTTTACCAGGAAAAGTTTTAAGAGGAAAACAATCAAAAGCAATAGGTAGGATCGTAAGATTCACAAACGACGATACTAATAATGCAATTGATACCGAATTACAACCAACTACTTTTGACTTACATTTATTATCTGCAATAAATTTTGTCCCTGGCGAAGAACTCGAATATGCAAACTTTATTAAAAAGAAAGAAGTAGTAATTAGAATAGAAGCAGGTAATTACTATGAAGATTATCCTATAAAAGTTTCAAATAATGTATCAATAAAAGGAGATGAATTTAGAAGAGTTATTATCCAACCTAAAACAGAAACTAATTCTAATATACCACGTATTTCTCAAAGTAAATGGGCAAATACCTATTTTTATAGAGATAGTTATTTTGACGGGTTAACAATAACTACTAACGGTACTAGCCAATTTGTAAACCAACTTGGTGAAAACCAAGGATGGTTTGGTTATCATTATTTGCAAGATCCGTCAAAACCAATCAATGTTGATAACGGTATTACTATAAATAATCCTTATGGAAACAATAATGCAGAATTAATATTACAACGTAATAAAGAATTTTTACAAACAGAAGTAATTGAATATGTTAATACTGCATTTCCATCCCTAACGTATGATCAAGAAAAATGCAAAAGAGATGTAGGATTTATTGTAGATGCGTTAGGTTATGACTTTAAATATGGAGGAGAAAGTAAAACCAAAGAAATACAAGGATCCTATCATGGCAGCGGTTATCCTGAAACTAATAATGTTTTAGATGATAATCCAGGGCAAGAAGCAGCAACAATTAGTGCTATGGAAAAATTAAGAGATCTTGCTTATGAATTACTATCGGGTAATATTCCTACTTACACAAATACATCTGAAGAACCAGTAATCCTTAGGAATGAAATTAATCAACAAATCCAAGGAGAAGAAGGAACTGCAGATAACATTATCAAAATGGTTGATAAAATAAAATTTGTATTTGATACAGCAAATTATAATCCGCCAAAAAGAGCAGACGAAATGGATGTTTTCCTATTAGGCGATACAACGATTATAAGAAATTTAACGTGTAGAGGCCACGGAGGATTTATGTGTGTATTAGATCCAGATGGACAAATTTTAACAAAGTCTCCATATACCCAAACAGCATCGAGTTTTAGTAAAAGTATTAATAAACAAACATTTTCAGGCGGCATGTTCGTAGATGCGTTTGTTGGTAACATACCTGTCGTTGTACAGCAGGATGCAGAAAATGATGCATTTAAACTATCGGTTACGAGTAATGCTGGCGAGGGCTTATATATTAGACCTCCACAATTACCTTGTCCATTTTATTTAGATGGAATAAGATATCAAGTAAATGCAATATCAAATTATGATCAAGCTCTTGGATCCGCATATATATATCTAGACAGAACATCCGGACCAAAAGTAGGAAACATAAACACTGGTTTTGATATAAGTCAAATTCCTGTAGGAGGCTTAAATATTTTCTTACAAACTGCTGGTAACAGATCTTTACTAGGTAATGACTATACCCAAGTTAATGATTTAGGTTACGGTTTAGTTGTAACAAATGGTGCTTTCTCTGAAATGGTATCTATGTTTACATATTACTGCCATGTAGCATATTATGCGGCAAATGGAGCAGAAATTCGATCCCTAAACGGATCGAATGGATATGGTAATTTTGGATTAGTGTCAGAAGGTGCAGATCCAAATGAGATCCCGGATCAGGTTTTATTAAAAGAAACTATGACAAGACCTGCACAAATTTATGCAGGTGTAGGTCTTGTTTCTGGAGCTACATATACAAATAATGAGGGTAGTAGTTTTTTGCTTGTAACAGCTATGGTTGATGCACCACTGCCGCAAAGTATTATTACAGTAGACCACGCTGGCACATTGAATGCGGACGGAGATGCGATAAATGTGTTACACTATAGAATTGCCTCAGTAAGTAACATTACCGCGTTATCAGGAGGCGATGTATCCACTAGTACCGTAGACAATACAATCTATAGGCTAGAGCTAAGAGCAGATGATGTTATTGTAGAGGATTACTTTGGATTAGTGCAAGCTGACATTTCCAATGGAACCTACATAGATTATACAGATAATATACAGATAAATTTAACAAGTGTAGCAAATCCTGGTAAACTTGTAACTCGTCCAAGCACAGCAATTAATTTCGACGAAAGTGACGAAATAACTTACAGAAGCTTAGACTTTCAAACAGAAGATCCATACGGCAATTCGTTAGCAGCTGATGAAATTAGAGTTACTCTTGAAAACAATTTTGATTTCATACAACTTGTACCTTATCAAGCAAGAACTGGGCAAGGGTATAATCAAACAGGTAATACCTTAGCAGCCATTGAATTGCTTTCATCTGGGGGGACATATACTGATGATGTAAGAATAGTAGATTCTACAAGTCCGAAAGTTTTTTCATTCAAAGGTAGGTCACATAGGATCACAGGCTATAATCCTGTGTATCAATTCGAAACTTCACATATTTTGACACCGGGAAATGCTGGGCAAGGTGACACTATATCAAACGCAGGCAGTACTTTTACTGCTACTGTAGCATTTAACAGCTCTAGTTATGACATAGAAATAATAGATCCAGTTGGATCTTTTACAATAGGTGAAACATTATATGTTAATGGTACTCCAATCTCAGTAGTAGGTGGAGGTAGTATATTATTTGCAGGAGATGTTGTTCCTGCTGATCCAGCATGGGCAGTAATAGAATTTACAGACGAACTTGATATTATCGGAGTAGGTACAGGCCTAGCTGATAACATAACGGCAGAATACGAATTTATTTTTGCAGGCTTAGCAGCAAATTCAACTGCTGAAATTACAGTTGCTATATCACTTTTGAGAGCAACAGGACATGATTTTACACAAATAGGAACTGGAGGATACAATACCAGTAACTATCCAAACGTAATCTTAGGAGATCCACTAATTCCATTAACAGATATTTATTGGTCAAATGCGCCTAGTGGTCAAACTTCTGCACAAGTATGGGAAAAACGTAAAGGTAGGGTTTTCTGGGTAAGCACTGATCAATATGGATTTTTCCGTGTTGGTAGATTTTTCAGCGTAGATCAAGGTACAGGTGCAATAACATTTAGTGGAGAAGTTGGAATATCAAATGCAAATGCACTAGGGTTCAAAAAGGGTGTAACAATTGATGAATTTTCTGCAGACGAAGCAATGACTGACAATAGTGGTTCTGCAGTACCAACAGAAAAAGCAGTTAGAAGTTATATTGCACAAGTTCTTGGAGTAGATCCACATAATAATACACAATTTCCTGGATCAGGGTTCTTGCCTTTATCTGGATTGAATCAACCTAATCCAGTTGAAATGAAAGGCGATCTAGGCATGGGCGGATTCAAAATTGAGGATTTAGGGAATCCTCAATCAGGAACTGACGGTGTAAACAAAAATTATGTAGACAAAAATGTAAGTAATTTTGATGCTCTAAGTAAATTAAAAGATTTTATGCCTGCAGAACGGAATATAGATCCTGCAGTTAGTGCTCCTAGTCCAAATAGCGATCCTATACCTATTGGAGCTAATGAAGTCTTTATAAGCACAGGTCTTTATATAGTTTATATAACAACTTCAGATCAAACAGGTACTTTTGATGATGGTGATGAAATTAGGAATGCTGCAAATCCTGCAACAGCAACTGTATTTGGAGACATAATACAATCTTACAGTTATACTGATGCAGTGTACGGAACTATTAGGAAAATATTGTATTCATTGCAGCCTGAAGATACATTAAACGGATTAAACCTGCGACCAATTGATAGCAATATAGATACTGCTATCCATAGTGGAAGTTACAGTTCACAAACAGGGTTAGCAGTAAACAGAGGTATTTTACTAATAGATCCTGTTAATCTATTTGCAATAGGAGGCTCTTATTCAGAAATCACAAACGCTGTAAATGGAGTAGCTAGCGACGGCAATGACATTTTAGTAACTACTATTAGGCAAACTGACAGTGCAAAAGTTGTATTTGCTATAAGAGAGAACTCTATAGTAAATGCAGATGTTAATTCATCTGCAGGAATTTTGCAATCTAAACTTAGTTTAAACGCAGCATCAACTCGAGCTAGTGCTGTATCTATTTCCCAAGCAGATTTAGGATTATCATCTTTCTCGAGCACAGAATTTAATGCAACATCAGGTTGGATATCTCTAAAGGATGGAGGTATTGCAATAGGTAAACTCACAGATGTTGGTAGCAATACTGTTTTAGGTAGGACTGATGCAAACAATGGGCCTGTAAGTGCTATTCCTTTTTCAACAATCACCAGTTCAGGCGGAGCTCTAATAAAAAGCCTGTTTACAAATTTAGGTGCGCTTGTAAAAACAGGTGCAGATGCTTGGTCGACAGTAGCTTACACAAATTTAGCAACTGCCAACACCCTTGTACAAAGAGATGCAGAAGGATCTTTCCAAGTAAAAGATCTAATTTATACAGGAGAAGTAAAATTTAATCAAAGTGGTACTGTTAGAAAAATATTCAGCAGTTCAGGAACAGGCCAAATCCGAGTTAATGATTTTACGCCGGCAAGTGTTTCAATACAGTCTACTGCGGAAGCAGACAAAGGATATGTTGCTGCTCCACAAATTTACACTAAAGGAATTGCAAGTAATAATACAGTAGTTGATCCCCTCGATGATGCCAACTCAACAGGAGCCAATATTTATTTGGGTCCTTCTAATTCAAGTAATTCAACCACAAATAGTATTATATTTTGGTCAAAAGGTCAAGACAGATATCGGATAGACGAGAATAATTTTGTAGCTTTTAATGCAGCAAATCTAGGCTCAGTAGCAAATCCATTCGGCACTTGCTATGCAAACGTGTTAAGCGGATATGCTACAAAAGCAAAGTATGCTGACCTAGCTGAAAATTATCTAGCGGACGATGAATATTTTGAAGGTACAGTGTTGGTATTTGGTGGTGCTGAAGAAATTACTGTAACTAATTCCAAAGGTGATAAACGTGTTGCAGGAGTAGTTTCTACAAACCCAGCACATTTAATGAATGAAGCATTACAAGGAGAGCATGTTACTCCATTAGCATTACAAGGGCGTGTACCATGTAAAGTTATCGGTAAGGTTGCTAAAGGTGATATGTTAGTAACCAGTGCTATACCAGGTTATGCAATAGTTGATAATGATCCGCGAATAGGAACTGTCTTAGGTAAGGCAGTAGGAGAAAAAACCGACGACGGGAAGGGCGTTGTTGAAATCGTAGTAGGAAGATTATAATGGCAAAACAATCCGTAAATATAGGAACGAGTGAGAATAAAGGCGACGGTGATCCGTTAAGGACTGCATTCCAAAAGATAAATGAAAACTTTGACGAACTGTATGTACAACATGGATCTGACACCGGTGTTGTCGGAACAGAATCTACAGTAGACATAAATGTAAATGAAACTAAAATTGCAAGTTTTACAAGCGAAGGATTGATTCCAGAGCTAGACGAAACTTATAATTTAGGCTCACCTGATAAAAAGTGGAATTCATTGTACGTAGCAGCAGAAACTATTTTCTTAGGTGACAAAACACTAAGTGCAAATAAGATACTAGATTTTGATCTAAATATCAGTCCGGAAATTTTAGAAATACAAGTAGATGAACCTACTGCAGGTCACGGCACAGCATGGCTTTGGACATGGGCAACTAGCAGTCTACCTTATGCAAGGACTGTTATTACAAACGATCCTCAAGTAATTGTACCTTTATATATGCAAGGACAATATCAAATTAACAACTTTGCTAGCAGCATACACGGTGACATGACACAAACCCACAGCTTTAAATTAAAATGGGTAGAAGGTGCAGGAGATGATAATCTTGTAGATTGGGTAAATTATGCTACATTGGTTAAGAGCCACCCAGATATAGACAGCGGAAATAGTCATACAATTACTGTTCTACAGTTTACAGTTCCTGCAGAAATTACAATACCAACTTTAAATCTTCCAACTGTTAATTATTATATTGTAGCAGGAATAAACAGCGGTTCATTAAATTGGAGGTTTATGCCAGACCCGGCAAACCCTACTGTGACAGGAACTTCACATGGATTTAACACAACTATAGGTCCTTGGTATAGAGGAGGAACTTATATATTAAATGTCAATGCTTCAGGTCATCCTTTTTACCTTACTACAGACGAAACAGCATTTGCAGCAGGAGAATACATAGGAGAATACACAACCGGTGTTACTGGTTCTAGGACTGATTTAGGAACAGTAACTGTAGTTGTACCTATGGATGCACCAGATACACTGTACTATCAGTGTGGTAATCATCAAAGCATGCGAGGAGAAATAAGGGTAAAGGATCTAGAAGTTGAAACTAATGAAAACGGAAACTACATTATATATGGTCAACATAGCCAAGAAGAACATTTCACAAAAATTGAGCTTAGACCAATTCCTGCACTTGTAGATCAAATGTGTTTAGTCTATGATCAAACTAACAATAAATTTGTACCGCAAGATTTAGCAACATACGTAGAAAGAACTCCAAGCCTAAAAAATAAGATTAAAGAAGTAGCAGGAACTGCAGGAACAACCACTACATCTACTGCCACAGCAACTGTAGCAGGAACAAGAGTTTTATATGATTCAAATTACTTACCTGTAATCGGTAATGAACCAGGAGATACTGCTTTTACAACTGACACAAATAGTTTTCATATCTGGGCCAATAATCAGTGGAATGTTCCTGGAGGCGCACCGGCAAAAGGAAATTGGGATTTAATAGATGAAGTTTCATTTGTAGAGGCTACAGGACCGGGTGTAACATTTGAAAATGCTGCCGATGTTCTAAATTACTCTGAAATTAATCTTGTATTTGAACTTTCAAATTTTGAAATGAACCTTGTTGGTTATAATGAAAATATTGCAGAAGGACCATATTTATACATAAGGCCTTTCGTAGGAACAATTAATTCACCAAGTTACTTAACTAGTTCTTATTATAAAGAATATACAACGACCACAAACAATGCAGCAAGTAGATCTTTTTCAAGTACAAATAATTCGTCTAGCTCTATACTTTTAAATTCGTACCAAATACACGGTTTGCCTTATGCATCCGAATATTGGTGGCAGGTCTCATTAGACAATGCTCGAGAACGTAAATTGCAAGGATTTGCAAAATGGTATCCAGGAATAGTAGCCGATGTCGATAATAATGGTGCAACCATCATAGGCGGTGAAAGTTTTCTAACATTTTCAACTTATACTTACAATAGTATTCAGATACCCACAGGGCCCTACACTTATAGGTACCTAAGGAATTATACAGCAGTAGATATGTTTCAAGCAAACAAAATTGTAACCAAACAAGTCCCTACAGGATTTATATTATATACAACCAGATGGATTTCTGGAGTTTTGCGATTATATGGAAGAAAAAAATAAGGAAAAAAATGCAAGTACACACATCAAAGGGTATTATTGAAATACCAGATATAGCACCTATAGATACTAACGAGCAGCTAAAACAAACATTCAAAGATGAACGGAATCAATTATTAGCAGAAACTGATTGGATTGTAACAAAATCTTTAGAATCAGGAGAGGCAGTACCGGATGAATGGAAACAATACAGGCAAGCTCTTAGAGACATCCCCTCACAACCTGACTTTCCAGATAGTATAGAATGGCCAACAAAACCAGAA